AAGCGCACGGCATCGACTGCGAGGTGATCTTCCTCGCCCTCGACCAGCCGAAGGATGTGCGGAAACTGCTGTCCCTCGAGCTCACCGGCGCCTGGATCAACGAGGCCAGGGAGCTGCCGAAGGCGATCGTCGATGGGTTGACCCATAGGGTGGGCCGGTATCCCGTCAAGAGCGACGGGGGGCCGACCTGGCGCGGCATCTGGATGGACACCAATCCGATGGACGACGATCACTGGTGGTTCAAGCTCGCCGAGCGCGGCGAAGCGCCTGGCGGCAAGTTCCCATGGAAGTTTTACCGCCAGCCGTCTGGCGTCTTCGAGGTCGCCGAGGCCGATCTGCCGAGCGATCCCGAGGCCAACGGATTTGTCTTGAGCGCCGGCAGATGGTGGACGGTCAACCCCAACGCCGAGAACCTCAACAATCTTCCCGATGGATATTACGAGCAGCTTGTCGGCGGCAAGCGTCTCGATTGGATCAGGTGCTATGCCAAGGGCGAGTACACCTACGTCGTCGAGGGCAAGGCCATCACGCCAGAATATGACGACGACCTGATGAGCGTCGAGAACCTCAAGTACGATCCCGATCTGCCGCTGCACATCGGCCTGGATTTCGGGTTGACGCCGGCGGCGGTCTTCGGGCAGAGATCGCTGCGCGGCCAATGGAAAATTCTGCATGAGCTGGTGACTTTCGACATGGGCCTCGAGCGATTTGGCAACCTTCTGCTGCCCGAGATCGAGACGCTGTTCCCGAAGGCCAACGTGATGATCTGGGGCGATCCCGCCGGCGTCCAGCGAGATCAGATATACGAGGTCACCGCCTTCGACCACCTGAAGACCCTCGGCCTGTTAGCCAGGCCGGCCTTTACCAACGATTGGAAAACCAGGCGAGAGGCGATGGCGGCGCCGATGATCCGCTTCATCGACAAGCAGCCAGGTTTGCTGGTGGACAAGAAGTGCTTGCGTACTCGCAAAGCCCTCGCCGGCGGCTACCACTTCTCGAGGATCGCGATCGGCGCCGGCCAGGAGCGGTTCCGAGATGTTCCCAACAAGAACGAGCACTCCCATGTCGGTGACGCCTACGGCTACCTCGTGCTCGGCGGCGGCGAGCATCGACACATGACCAGGAAGAGCGGTTCTTCCAGCCAGGGCGTCGCCTCGATGGATTTCGATGTCTTCGCCTAGGGGTGGTACATGATCCTCGAAGACATCGAGGCCCTCAACAAGGCCGTCAAGCTCACCGGCGATCGGCAGCTCGTGCCGTTCAGCCCCGTCCATGTCCAGATGATGGAGCTCGGCATCTTCGACAAGGCCTACCTCGAGCATCTGCCCGATTGGCTGGGGATGCTCAGTGGCATGGCGACGCTTGGCTATGCCTACACCGGCGCCAAGGCCGGCAAGCCGATGTGCTGCTTCGGCGTCATTAAATTGTGGCCTGGCGTCGCCGAGGTGTGGCTCATCCCCGATGCCGATGTGACATCTGTGGCCCGATCTTTTCATCGGGTGACCAAGCTCTTTTTCGACATAATTATGTCAGAGCTCCACTTGGTTCGCCTTCAGGCCACCGTTCATACCCTTAATGAACCCGCTGACAAATGGATACGATCTCTCTATTTTCAAGAGGAAGGCGTTCTTCGGCGCTTCGGCCCCGATGGCTCGGACGCCAAGATGTATTCACGATTGAGGGATGACAGCAATGAGCGGCCTGTTCTCAGCCCCGAAAGCCCCCCCTCCTCCGCCAGGCCCTGACCCCGAGCTTCTGCGTAAGCAGCAAGAGCAAGAGGATCGCCTCAACCGCCAGGAGCGGCAGCGTCAACAGGAAATCTCCGCCAGGCGCCGAGCCCGATCTGGCGCCGGCTCCAGAGCCCTCATCTTCCAGACCCGCATCGATCCCGCCCTCGGCGTCCCAACCGACACCAGCCTGGGGCCATCGGGGACTCCCCGCAACCCTGACAGGAGAACATCATAATGGGTGGACTATTTTCTTCACCATCAGCGCCGGCCCCCCCTCCGCCGCCGGCGCCTATCCCAGAGCCCAGGTTTGAAAACCGAGCGGAACAAGAAGCCGCAGCGGCTGGTCGAGCTCGGCGCCTGGCAGCTCGACCCCTGATCTCGGGATCGCCTCTCGGCATCGGGAGCTCGGGAGCCAGTACAACCCTCGGCCCAGGTAGGGCGCCCTAATGGCTTTCCAGAGGAACCCCAAGAAGCGTGAGAAGTAGATGCCGGGATTTACCCCCGAGCAGCTCCGCAAGCGATCGAAAGCCGCCTGGCAACGCAAGGAGCCGTGGCGAGCCATCTACGATGAGGCGTATGAATTCGCGCTGCCGCAGCGGAACCTCTACGATGGGAGCTGGGAGAGCGGCGTCAAAGGACAAACCAAAGGGCTGCGGGTTTTCGACAGCACGGCGATCCACTCGACGGTGCGCTTTGCCAACCGATTACAGTCAGGCCTGTTTCCCCCCGATAAAAAATGGATGGATTTGCAGCCTGGCACCGACATCCCCGAGGAAAACAAGAACGATGTTCGCCAGGCGCTCCAGCTTTTCACCGACAAGTTCTTCGCGCTGATCCGCCAGACTAACTTCGACCTGGGCATGGGCGAGTTCCTCCTCGACCTCTGCGTCGGGACGGCGGCGCTGATGGTGCAGAAAGGCGACGACCAGCAGAAGATCAAGTTCACAGCCGTGCCGTCTTTTCTGATTGCCTTCGAGGAAGGCCCAAACGGAAATGCCCAGAACGTCTACCGCAAAATGAAGATGCCGGTCGAGAATATCAAGCGCACCTGGCCCGACGCCGTCCTTTCCCAGGACTTGGAAGACCTCCTCAAGGAAAAGCCGACCGACGAAGTCAATCTCAAGGAAGCGACGATCTTCGATCTCGCCGACCAGAAGTGGTACTACTACATCTGGCGCCAGATGACCGACACCCAGAGCGAGAACATCGTCGAACGCCAGATCAAGCGCAGCCCCTGGATTATCAGCCGGTTCACCAAGATTGCCGGCGAGGTTCTCGGTCGCGGCCCACTGATCTCGGCCCTGCCCGACATCAAGACCCTCAATAAGGCGATCGAACTGCTGCTCAAGAACGCCTCGATCAATATCGCTGGCGTCTATACCGCCATCGACGACGGCGTCCTCAATCCCCAGACCATCAGGATCGTGCCTGGTGCTATCATCCCCGTGGCTCGAAACGGTGGACCGCAAGGGCCATCTCTCCAGCCGCTCCCGAGGTCTGGGGACTTGCAGCTCTCGCAGCTCGTGATCAACGACCTCCGCTTGCAGATCAAGAAGACCCTGCTCGATGACAGTCTCCCACCAGACAACATGAGCGCCAGGTCTGCGACAGAGATCGTCGAGCGCATGAGGGATTTGGCAACCAATCTCGGGTCAGCTTTTGGCCGGCTTATTACAGAGACAATGGTTCCCCTCGTGCGTCTCGTTTTGGAAGAGATGGGCGACCAGGGGATCATCGATCTGCCGCTCAAGATCGATGGCCTCGAGGTTCAGATCATTCCCGTCTCGCCGCTTGCCCAGGCCCAGAACCTCGATGAAGTGCAGAACGTCTTGCAATGGGTCAGCGTCGCCCAGCAGCTCGGGCCGGTCGGCCAGGCCACCGCCAACATGGAAGCGATCTCCGATTGGGTGGCCGATCAGCTCGGCGTTCCGATCTCTCTAAGAACAACCCCCGCTGATCGAACAGATGCTGTCGAGCTTGGTCGGCAATTCCTCGAGGCCCAGGCCACAGCCCAGGCGGCGCCGGTTGATCCCGGTGCTCCGCCGCCAGGAGCTCCCGTCTAATGGCAGAAGAAGCAGAAATTTTATCGATCGCCTCACCTGGCTGGGACGGCGTCAACGCAGAGCCGCCGACGCAGCCTGAATACCAGGCGACCGAGCAAGCGGAGATGGACAAGAAGATCGCCAGGGTATTCATCACCAAGGACGGCAAGGATGTTCTCGAGTTTCTCGAGAAGAGCTACCTGGAACAGCCGACCTGGGCTCCTGGCTTCGATACCAGCTACGGATTTTTTCGGGAGGGTCAAAATACCCTCATAAGAGAACTGAAGGCTCGGATGCGCCGAGCGAAAGAGAGGAAGTAATGGCGAAGAAAACCACCAAGAAGAAATCAAGTAAGGTCAGCCCGCGGCGGAGAGGTCTACTCTTTAGCGGTGTTTCCGCGAAACCGGCCCCCGTGGAAAAACCGAAGAAGAAATGAGGAGTAATACTTAATGGCGGAAGCAGCAGCGGCAGTAGCGGAAGAAGCGCCGGCGGCGACTAGCCTGGCCGGCGAAGCGACGGCGGCGAAAGCCGCCGAAAAGCCCAAGGACGATCTCAGGCCTGAAGACACGACGGTCGAGCATCGCGCCGATCCCGAGGCCGGCAAGGCCGATCCCGTCGATGCCGAGCCGGCGGAACGGCCCGAGCACATCCCCGAGAAGTTCTGGAAGAACGGCGAGGTCGATACCGAGAGCCTGGCAAAATCCTATACCGAGCTCGAGAGCAAGTTCAGAAGCGACAAGCACAGGGTGCCGAAGGACGGCAAGTACGACGGCAAGTTCATGGATGAGAAAATCCCCGAGGACGATGCGATGCTCGGCAAGTTCAACGAGCTGGCGATTAAGGCCGGCTTTTCCCAGGACATCTACGAGAAGGTCATCGGTCTGGTGATCCAGAACAGCTCCGACGTCGCCCAGGAAACGACCTTCGACTTGGACAAAGAAAAGAAGATACTCGGCCCCCAGGCCCAGGAGATCATCGATGCCCAGTGTGATTTCGCCGACAAGCTGTCCGAGGCCGGCTATCTCTCGAAGGACGATCGGGAAGAGTTCGATGTCATGGCCGGCACCGCTGCCGGCGTCAGGGTGTTTATGAATATGCGCCGATACTACGGCGACACCATGACGATCCCCGTCGCCCCAGGCAGCGACGCCGAGCCGCTGCCGTCCAAGGAAGAGTGCTTCGAGATGGTCAAATCCCCAGAGTACAAGACCAATCCAGCCTACAGAGCGAAGGTCGAGAAGGTTTTTGCCCAGGTCTTCGGCACCGATCCCGACAATCACGTTAGGTTCTAAAGCGCAAAATATGGGGCTAGTTGGGTTGACTTGCCCTATATTTTGGGCCATTAACAAAATCGACTGATAACCCGTCTCCGATGGGCCGGTCTGGTAGCGGGGAAAACCCGTAGCGAAACGGGGGGCTCCTCCCCCGAGCCGCAGCCAGGCATCGCCTGATAACTGTAGCGCCTTGTCGCAAACAGAAAAGGAGATGGCCCGATGGCTGTCAGTCTTTCCACCAACTTTGTGACATTGTTTGATGCCGAGGTGAAACAGGCATACCAGGCGGAGCAGCAGCTCGCCGGGACTTGCCGCACTCGCACCGGCGTCGTGGGCTCTACCGTGCAGTTCCCGCTCATCGGGAAAGGCGTCGCGGGTATCCGCATCCCCCAAACGGATGTGACCCCGCTAAATATTGCCCACACCAATGTCACCGCGACATTGAGCGACTTTGCAGCTCCAGAATACACTGATATTTTCGACCAGACCCATGTCAACTACGAAGAGCGCAGCGAGCTCGTTCAGGTTGTCGCCGGGGCCATCGGTCGGAGAGCGGATCAGATCAAGCTGGACGCAATGGTCGCAGCTACCCCGACCGCCACTGTCTCCAACGACATCGGCGGAACGGATAGCAACCTCAACGTCGCGAAAATTCGCGAAGCGAAACGGCAACTCGATGGCAACAACGTGCCAACCGCCGATCGCTTCTTCCTGATGTCAGCCGATGGGCTGGCGAACCTCTTGTCCGAAACCGAGATCAGCTCGTCTGATTTCAATACCGTCAAAGCTCTGGTCAACGGCCAGGTCAATACCTTCCTCGGGTTTACCTTCATTATGATGGGCGACCGGGACGAAGGTGGCCTGACCATCGATGGCTCGAGCGATCGGACATCATTCGCTTGGCACAAGGATGCGATGGGCTACGCCGAAAGCATGGCGCAATCCACCGAGATCAACTACGTCGCCGAGAAGACCTCCTGGCTTGTTACCGGGAAGCTCTCCGCCGGCGCCGTTGCGATCGATCCTGAAGGCCTCGTCGAAATCACCACAAGGGAGTAGTTGATCATGGCACTTAACCTAGAAAACCTCTCGCTTGTCGGTGGCGGATCAAAGGCTGGTAACGCTCCGCAGATGTGGAGTTACAAGTCGACCGATACTCCCGCTGTCATTGACAGCGTCGGCTACTTCGACAACGGCACGACAACCAATACCGGACTCCGCGATTTAATGAAGGTCGGTGACCTGATCTACATCCACGGAACCTCCGGTGGCACGGCGGTCTTCGGTCACCACGTTGTACTCTCGAATGCTTCGGGCATCATCGATGTTGCCGACGCTACTGCGATCGGCGGGACCGACACTGACTAATGGATAGGGGGGGCTTCAGCCCCCCCGACTCCTCAAGAGGGGAATCCTCATGGCGATTCATAAATTACTCGCGGCGGCTTCTGCAAATGCCACTAGCACGAATGAAGTCACGCCCGATATATCCGGCGCCGACGATGATGAGATGCGGGAAGTTACTTTATATGGAGAAGGCGCCTTTGGCAGTGGCACGTTGGCCCTACAAGCATCTCCCGACGATGGTGTAACGTGGGTAAATGTCGCCACCTTAACGGCTGATGGCGCATCTCATGTCCAGCTCGTTTGTCATGTTTTACGACTTAAACTTACGGGATCGACTAGTCCTACCCTAGACGGCTGGATTGCCGTTGGCGCACCTTCCACTGAAGCCGCAGCATAAGGAATATTTGATATGGCTCGCGAACTTTCGACACACAGAATCTCAGAAATCGATGAGGTTGCTGGCCCTATTCTCGCCGCCGACAGCATCATCTACGGCAAGAACCAAGAAACCCAGCGACTCGCGGCATCGGATTTCGAGACACCTCGCTACCGCTTCGAGTTGTTCGACGACTTCCTCGATGCGGCGATCGATGCGACAAACAACTGGATCGTGTTTGCTGGCTCCGATGGCGACGCGACCGCCGCGGCGACCGTAACCGCTCCCGAAGGTAAGGTTGATATAGGTTCCGGTGGCGCTGGCGCGGCCAATGACGGCTCTGTCTTGAGCCTGATCCTTCTGGCGAAGGGTTCGCTGGTCAGCCTGGGCAAGACCGTCTTCGAGTGCCGTGTCTCCTTTGATCAGATTACCGGCACAAGCTGGAATTTCGGGTTGTCGGATACTCTGGCAGAATCCACCGAGCGTAGCCTGTACAAAGTCAATAGCGGCACCATTGCTGATGGTGGCCTGTCGTTGACCAATGCGGTCTGCTTCGCTTTCTCCACCGATGCGACAGCGACGACGACATGGCAATTCTGCTCCGAAAACGCTGGCACGATTGGTAACTCAGCCGCCGAAGATGAACATACGGCTGGCCCGACCGCCGACACTTATCAGGTGTTACGGATTGAAGTCGATGCGACAGGCGATGCACGTTTCTACATCGACGGCGCCCTGGTCAAGACGGAAACCACGGCGGTCGCAACGACTTCGCTGCTGATCCCGTTTATTGGTGGCAATAGTGCAGACGACGCTGACGTAGCGACGGATGTCTCTGTTGACTATATTTACTTCTCAGGCGCTCGCCCGAGCAGTAATGCCTAGTTAGGATCAGGGAGATGACAAAATGGCCGCTGGTGATACAGATGTTAAGATTTGTTCCCATGCATTAATTCTCCTCGGTGAGGCCGAGATTGTATCGTTCACTGACGGGACGGTGAGGGCCGGCATCTGCCAGGCCCTTTACCCTCAAGTGAGGGATATGGCGTTGGCGATGTACCGATGGGCCTTCGCACTCAAGAAGGTGCAGCTCCAAGAGAGCATCGGCGATCCTGTCAACGAGTTTACAAACAGTTTCCCAATGCCGTCCGACAGCCTTACCGGCGTCCCGGTGGCGGTGTTCAACTCAACGGCGATCGGCATCTCGCCGATCACTGCCGGCTGGGAAATCCTTGGCGACGACCTGATTACTGAACAGACGACGATCGTCATCGATTATCAGTTCATTCCCCTCGAGGCGGAAATGCCGACCTACTTCATCCAGCTTTTGAAGTATTTCATGGCATGGCATCTTGCCGAGCCGATCACCGACCAGATCACCAAGGCGCAACATTGGGAACGCATCGCCATCGGCAATCCCGCCGAGGGTGGTCGCGGCGGCTTTTTCCGCCAGGCGGCGACGATCGACGGCCAGGGAACGCCGACCGAGTTCATCTCCGACTACCCGCTCATCGATGCCCGACAGACTCTCAGATAATGTCTCGGACAGTTAAATTGCAGACCAATTTCACCGTCGGGGAAATCAATCCCGAGCTGCGAGGCCGTCTTGATCTTCAGCAGTACGAGAGCGCCCTCGAGCGAGCTCGGAACGTCATCATCAATCCTCGAGGCACCGTGGACAATCGGCCTGGCCTCCCGTTCAAGTTTCTGATCCCGTCAGCAGCAACCCCTCAAAGCGGTGTCGCCCTGGTCGGCTTCAGCTTCTCCACCACCCAGACCTATATGATGCTGTTTGTCGGCACCAGGATGTACATCTTCAAGGCCGGCGTCTTGCAAACAAACATCAACGCCACCGGCGATGATTACCTCGACGTCAGTTCTAGCGTCTCTGGTGTCACCGATGGCGTCACCTCCGCCGTCCTCTCCGATCTGTGGTGGACGCAGAGCGCCGACACCCTGCTGTTGTTCCACGAGGATATGCAATCCCTCAAGATACAGCGCGGCGCCAACGATACGACCTGGACGGTCATCGATATTGCCTGGGACAACATCCCTCGCAACCTCTTTACCTCGACCAAGACGCTGCCAGCGGTGACCCTGACCCCGTCTGCGACCGATGGCAAGGTTGACCTCACGGCGAGTGCAGCGGTTTTTCACGATGGTCGAGATGGCACCGCCCAAGCCGGTGCATCGACGACGATTACTCTCGACGCATCGGCCTCGGCGACCAACGACATCTTCAACGGTTCCTCGGTGATTATTCAGAGCGGCACCGGCTCCGGCCAGGAGAGGATCATCTCCGACTATGTCGGCTCCAGCAAGGTGGCGACGATATCTGTCGCCTGGGGCACCAACCCAGACAGTACCTCTGTCTTCACCGTCACCAGCCAGGTCGGGCAGCATATATTCGACAGCGGCAGCGGGATCGGCGAAGCTCGCATTCTCGAGATCGAGAGCACGACCGTCATCAAGGTCGTGACGATCTCTCCCTTCTTCGATGACGACGCGATCCCGTCAGGCGATTGGACGCTCGAGCAGGGTTATCGGGACGCCTGGTCAACGACGAGGGGTTGGCCTCGGACAGCGACATTCCACGAGGGAAGGCTTTTGGTCGGCGGCTCAAAGTCCCTGCCGACGACGGTCTGGGGATCGAGGGTTGGGTTCTTCTTCGACTTCGATCCCGGCCAGGCCCTCGATGATGAGGGCCTCGAGGCGACGATCGACACCGACCAGGTCAACGCCGTCACCGCTGTCATATCGGGCCGCGAGTTCCAGTGCTTCACCACCGGCACCGAGTTCACCGTGCCACAGCTCGAGGGCGAGCCGCTGACACCGACGTCGTTCTTGTTCAAGCCGGCGACCAGGCGAGGATCGGCGACCGGGATCAGGCCGCAGTCCACCGAGGGCGGCACCTTGTATGTGCAGCGCGGCGGCAAGGCCGTCAGGGAACTGATCTTCTCCGATCTCGAGGGCTCGTTCACCTCCAACGACATCAGCCTCTTGAGCTCGCATCTTCTCCAGCAGCCGACCAGGCTGGTGATGCGTCGCGGGACCAACGTCGATGAAGGCGATCTGCTGCTTGTCCTGAACGGTGGCACCGGCACCCTGCTGGGCTCGATTGCGGCCTGGTCGATCCTCCGATCCCAGAATGTTATCGCGCCGGCGCTCTGGACGACCGAGGGGACTTTCATCGACATCGGCGTCGATGAGGCCGACACGCCGGTCGTTTATGCCGTCTGCAAGCGGACTCTTCCATTAAAAGCAACTTGCACTATCACGGTCAGCGATGCGGCTAATATCGCCGTTGGAAGCACTATTACATTTTCGACCAACGCCGGCGTATCCACTACCATGACGGCCACCGCGGACGATCCCGCTGGCGCACTCGAGTTCAGTGTAGGTGGATCGCGAACAAATGACGATGTGGCAGATAATATAGCGGTTGGCACTGGTGGCGTCCTCGGGATTAATGCCGTCAGCGGGTTCTCGGCGCCCAACCCTGGAGCCGGTACGCCGGTGATAACTGTGACCAGGGATATAGGCGGCGGCGACAATACCTCCGTTACTAGTTCCGATAATACCCGGCTGACTGTCACCGATTTCACTGGTGGCACATCTACCGTCTATTATCTCGAAGCCTTCGACGACAACTACACTACCGACGCCTCGCAGCAAACTCTCCCGCCGGCCTACGGCACCACTCTGGCCGATGGCGCCAGCCAGACCGGCACCACCCTGGTCGTCGATGGGTTCACCGTTCAACCTCAAGCTAAAGATACCTTCACCATTGCCGGCGTCGTCGGCAGCTATACGATAACTGCGGCAACGACATTATCATCTACGGAAAGTACACTAACGCTTTCGGCGGCTTTGGACAGTTCCCCGGCAGACAATGCTGTCATCACGTTTACGAGCGTGACAAAGCTCGATGATTTATCCCATCTTGAGGCTGAGACGGTCAAGGTGGTTTCCGACGACAGCAGCCAGGCCGACAAGACGGTGACCTCCGGTTCGATCACCTTGGACAGGCCGGCCTTCACCTATGTCGAGGTCGGCCTTAGTTATCCGACCTTTGTCGATGATCTGAACGATGACAAGGTCACCACCACACCATACGGGCGCACCATGCCGGTCGAGACGCGATTGCCTTCGGGGCCGGTGACCGGCTTCAAAAAGCGGATCATCAAGGTGAGTGCTCTGCTCAACGATACCCAGAACCTGACCATCAACGGCGAGATCGTGCCGTTCCGCCGCTTCGACGTCGATGCCTTCGATAGCGGCGTGGCGTTCTTCACCGGCACCAAACAGGCCGGCCCCTTCCTCGGCTACGATCTAAAGGGCCAGGTCGAGTTCACCCAGGATGCACCGCTCTTCTTCACCCTCCTCGCCCTTGATTACACAGTGAGCGTCGGACAATGACCCTAGCAACAGCAGCTCTAGCCTTTTCGGCTGTCAGCGCCCTCGGCCAGATCAGGCAGGGCCAGGCCCAGGCCAACCAGCTCATCGCCCGAGGCCAGGGGCTGCTTGTCCAGGCCGACTTCACCAGGCTGCGCGGTCGGCAAGAGGCCCTCAAGTCGAAGCGAGAGGCCGTCAACGGTCTGCAAGCGATCCTCGAGAACCTGGCGAGGGTGACTGCGGTCGCCGGCGCCGGCAACGTGGACGCCTTCACCGGCAATGCGTTGGGCGCCAAGAATAAGACCCTCAACGTCGGTGGCCTGAACGTCGTCGTCTCCAAAGAGAACGCCGTCATCACCCGCCTGGTTGCCAACTTCCAGGCCAGGCAATTCGAGTTCCAGGCTGCTCAAGCCTTCGCCGCAGCCGGTGCAGCTCGCACCGCCGGCATTACCTCGGCCCTGTTCACGATCGGCACCGGCGTCTTCCAGTTCGGAGCTCTCGGCGGCTTTGGTGCATCGACGCCAGCCACCGCCGGCGCCGCCAGCGGTGCCAGTGGTGCCACAGGGGCCGGCGCCATCCCCTCGGGCCTTCCGTCCTTCGGCAATACCTTCAATCCGGCGCCGTTCCAGTTCCAAGGCTTCGGAACGACGTCTAATGCGATCCAGAGGATATAATGGCTAGGCTCCCCGTACTTGACCCGAAGGCCACCGTCGCGCCGATCTCCATCGGTCCCGTCGATGTGAACAAGACCGACCTGGTCAGCCAGGTGCAAGAGAGGGCCTTCGCACAGCAGAGCGCCCAGGCGGATCGGGTATCTGCTTTCCTCAACAAGGCCGCGATACCTGGTGCCAAGAGCAGGGGTGCCACGATCGGCGCCTTCACCGCGCCAACCGTCGAGCAGATCGAGGCAGCTCGCCTGGCCGGCAAGCCGATCACCGCAGCCGATCTGCCTGGCGATCCCGGCTCGATCAGCATCGTCGAACAGGCAGCTCGCAAAGGCGCCCTTGCCGTCATCGAGGATCGCTTCGAGATGGTGGGCCGCAAGGCACTGACCGATATCACCCTCCAGGCTGCTGCCGATCCCAACATGACGCCTGGCACCTTCGGTCTGATGCTCGACCAGGCCGTTCAGGATCACACCCAGGCGCTGCTGGCGATCTCACCGAGCTCGTCGGCGAAGATACAGTCGTCCCTGGCTCTCGCGGCGAACAGCCAGGTGCTCACCTTCTCCCGCAACTTTGCCACCAGGGAGCTCAAGGCCAGGAAGAACGCAGCCCTGGAAAACGTGAACACGATCGTCTCGAGCATGAAGGACATCATCTTCGCCCATGATGGTGAGCCCAACATCGACGGATCGGAGACGCCGACGCTCAACGAGAAGCTCTCGGTGCAGTTCGAGCGGCTGCGCTCCACCCTCGTGCTCGGGGGCCACAACGAAACCAAGATAAAGAGCACCCTGACCCGAGCTGCCAAGGAGATCAGCAAGGCCAAGGTCGCGGTGTTCAGTGAATACGCCGCCAGCCCCGAGTTCAGCGAAGACCCGACCGGCCCGATCCGACAGCTCCAGCAGAATAAGCTGCCGCCGAGATTGAGGGCGATCTTCAAGAGCATGAACCCAGAGGAGAAGGCGGAAGGAAGAAAGGCCTTGCTCGACCAGGCCAACGCCCTGGCGAACACCCAGCAGCTCGAGGACAACATCACCAAGAAAGAGAACAAGATCATCCTCGACCAGGCTACCTCGGACTTCTCTCGAGGGTTCAGGACAAACGACGTCGAGGTGATGACTACGGCTCGCGATCTCATGGAGACGGTCGATCCCGACAAGGCCGCTGACATGACCGAGGACATCGTCGCCGGCGCCGTCGTCGTCGCCGACAGCCAGCCCGACATCGAGAATCTCGATACGCTGCGATCGCGCCGCAACCTGACCCACAATGCGATCGCTAACAGCCGGCTGACGCCAGCAACCAAGGGCGACTACTACCTCTCCCTCGAGACGCAAACCAATAGCCTGATGAGGAGTGCCGAGGATGAAGCTCTGGCGCATTTCCAGCCAGACCTCCAGACGCCGCAGTCGCAGCTCTCGCCGCGCCAGGCCATTGCCAGGAACAAATACATCCGCTTCCAGAAGGAACTGATCAAGGCCAGGCGGAATGCAGAAGATAAAGGCCTCGACTTTGATCCGACCGACATCGTCATCAAAATGATCGGCAAGGTCGAGGATGCCGAGAACGCTTCCAAGAGGGTGGGGCTCCAGACCCAGGTCAATAAAGCCATGCGATTGGTCACACCAGATCAGAAAGCAGCCGGCCTCGAGGGCCTGATAAATGCCTTCAATGAGAAATCGGGCAGTTGGAGGGGCGGTCTGAAGCACAGCGAGCTTGATCGCGGCATCATCAGGAATGGCATCAAAGCAATGGAAGCCCTCGAGGCAATGCAATGACCGATCAGATGCAAGATTATTTCCAGGCCAAGGAAGACGCCAGGCTGACCGGCTTGCCAGGCTCGACGTTCCTCACGCCTGAAGGCATCCAGGTCGAGGTCGTGCCGGCGGAGGACGCCCTCGGCGAGCGATCGATGGCCGGCCCCAGCTCCGATAGCGCCACCGCCGAGGATGCCCAAGGCTTCATGCGAGCCACCGGCAGCGCCGTCTTCGGCGGCATCAGGGATGCCATGAATGATTTGGTCGGCCTGGGTACGGACTTCGGAGACGCTTTGAGAGAGAAGGGCGTTCCCCTGCCGTCCTTTGACATCGACACAGGCAGCTTTATCTCCGCCGAGGACACCCTCGCCAAGCGCAAGGAGCAGCGAGCTGCCGGCAAACGTGGCGGCGTCCAACTCCCCGATCCGATCCCGCCTGGTGGCAGTGGCACCGAGGCGTTCTTCCGAGGCACGATCGCTTTCTTCGCTCCGTTCATCGCGACCGGCGGCATGGGCGGCGCCAACGCCCTACAGAGGATCGTCTCGGCCACCAGGTCGGGCGCCATCGCCGACCTTCTCTTTGATCCCGCCGGCGGCACCATGATCTCGATGCTGAAGGAGGTCGAGGAGCAGCATGGCATCAGCATCGTTCCCGAGCTGCTCGAGTTCTTCGACGCCAAGGCCGACACCGACGCCACCGCCACCGAGCGGCTGCGGGTTCGCCTGATCGCAGCTCTCGAGGGCAGCATCCTCGGCGTCGCGATCGATGGCATCATCGAGGCCGTCATCTTTCTTCGCGCCAACCCCGAGCTCAAGGCCAGGGCGATTGAAACACTCGGGCGGTTCCTGGCAGATGAGACAGGCGCCATGCCGAGGGCAAGCCAGATCGCCATGAGGCAAGCTCGCGCCGACCTGAAGAAAAGAGTGCGAGCTGGTGAGGACTTCACCGACAATCCAAACGTCGATCCCGATGAAATCCCCGAGCTCCAGCGAGAGATCGAGCTCGAGGCCGAGCTGGGCAGCGAAGTGGAACTGCTGCCAGGTGAAGCCGGTGTCGAAGTCGACACGCCGCTGCACGTTCCCCTGACCAACCTCGACCGGGGCGCTCCCTCCACCGTATCTGGCTCTGTCCAGGTCGGTGACTTCCCGGTACTGCCTCGCGATCCCAAGGCGCCGAGGGTGAGGCGCTCGATGTCGCAGCTTCTCTCCGATGCTGTCGCCGGCAAGGACTATCGCCAGTGGTATGAGGTTCACCGCCCGATCATGGAGAACATCTTCGGTGACGATATGCAGCTCTTCAACGACATCGTCGCCATCACCAGCCAGCAAGCATCGGTGGATGAAAACATCGACCGAGCTCTCAGGGCCTACCAGACGATCAAGAACGGCGACAGTCTCGAGGGCCAGGGGCTCCTGGTCGGCGTCGTCAACAACCTCCAGCGCCTGGTCGGCGAGCGTGGACCGGCGCCGAGATCGGCGAGCCCCAGACAGGTCGCCGGCAAGCCGCCATCGCCTGACGCAGTCGGCGGCGAGACGTTCTTCGCCGGCAAGAAAATACCGGATTTCGTAGAGGCGATGCGTGGATCGCATGAGGCCGTCGTCATGGATCGTCACATGGCCCAGCTCCTCTTCGGCGTCAGCCAGCCGACCATGCGCCAGGTCATCGAGGGCCAGAGGGTGGTGACCAAGGTCGCCAACGAGATGGGGTGGACGCCGAGGGAAACCCAGGCGGCGCTCTGGGCCTTCAACCAAGTCAGAAAAGGAATGGATATAGATAATGTCAGAGATTACAGAAAAGTCCTCACCGAGCGAGAAGCCGAAATCAGACGGTTCGTCGAGGGGATTCAGAACCCTGGAGGACAGAGCCGAAGCCTTTCGCCTGGGAGCGCAGCTCGCAGCGGCGCTCGAGGAGCGCGGTCTGAAGCCAATGCCATCGGCCCCGAAGGACAAGGAGGGCCGCTAGACCCCGACACTCTAACTGCCGGCCCCGATGTCATAGTCGATGAGGGTGGCACGGCGATGACGCCAGAGCTCGAGAAGTTTATTGCCGAGAACGAGCAGAAGCTGACAGCCTTCCAGAGAGGATCGCTGGCACCCGAGCGCATCAAGGATCGCCTTCGCACCGAGCTCGAAAACTATGGTGTTTTCCGCGATGAGGCGCTGCCGACGCACACCGTCGATGGTGTCGAGCTTCAGCCTCTGGTCTTCATCGATCCCGAGATGATCACGACGATCCCAGAGATCAGCACGGTGGCTCGCGTCCTGGCTGATGAGATCGACGTCCCTCCGATCCGCACCATGCGGATGGATGTCTTGGGTGGTATCAGTGTCAATGCTGGCGAGGCCCTCGGTGGCAAGATCATGCTCGAGCTTAATCCCCTGATCCCTGCCGGCGAGTTCCGCACCACCCTGGCCCATGAGATCGGTCACATCATTACATTCAGAACCGAGCAGCTCCGCCGGGGCTTCCTCTCGAAGGATCAGACGAGGCAAGATGTCGTTTCTTACGGGATCGAAATGGATTTGGGCAGCGGTGAAGAGGCCGTGATGTTTTTGAGGGATCAGCTCTTCGATGATCTCCTGGCCTTCTTTGATAGCGTCGGTGCTACCGGCAGAGATGCCAAGAACATGGCTTCTGAAGTCATGGACGACATGGAGTACTTGAGCCGCACGGCGAGGCCAGGCACCTGGGAATATGCGGAGAGGGTGCCATCGATTGATCATATCGGAGACGCCCAGAAATCGAGGGACTTGACCTTGGGGTATTTGCACCAGCCGTCCGAGCTGTTCGCCGACAGCACCTCGCAGTTTATGAGGAACCCCGATGTGGTGAAGGCCGACGCCCCGGCCTTCGCCGAGTTCCTCAAGGAGCTGGTCAACAAAGACAGGCTGATCAGCCAGGTCATCGCCTTCGCCGGCCTGTCCTCGGTCGTGCTGCCTGGCATCACCGACTTGGTCAACGATGTGAACCCAGAATTTATAGGAGAGCCCGATGGTGGGTGAGCTCGAAGCCCCGATTACTGATCTGACCCCTGACCTGGTCGGGACGCCAGGCGTCGTGCCTGACGTTCTCGAGGACGCCGAGCAGCCCGAGGCTCTCCAGGGTAATCTCTTCGACCAGGAGCCTCACCAGGAGGGAGAGCCGGTGCCGGTGCAGCCAGGTGAAGGAGCTCCTGTTCAGGGTTCGACGCCGGCGGAGCCGGTCGAGCTGGCCGCTGCTGGCCCCATTCAAACCCTGATCGGGGCCGCATCGAAAGCTCTAAAGAAAGGTGGCGATGAAGTAGCGCCGCCGCCAACTCGGACGACCAGCCAGGTGCAAGAGATCGGCAACCGCATCATCATCACCGATGCCGATGAGACGACAGCTCGCCGGTTCAGGGAGGTGTTCAACCTTCCCGCCGATCAGCGGGTGCCTATCTACAAGCCCAACCTGGGCGCCCTCGATGTCGATGACGTCACCGCCGGCTACGTCGATGCCCTGAACATCCTCTTCGAGCAAGACGTCCTGAAGGCCAGGCGGGGCAAGATGACGATGTCCGAGATACTCGACGGTGCCAAGGAGATGGGTTTCGATAGCGCCTTTGTCGAAGTCATGGGCCGCAGGATCGGCGACGACGTCGGCCCCGAGCAGCTCGCCAGATCGATCTGGGTTTTCCAGCACGTTTCCCTGGCCCTCGATGACGTCATGTTCAACGGCACCAAAGCCGAGGTGCTCCAGATGCTGCCGATTGCAGCTCGCGTCACCATTAACACCGCAGCCTCGGCATCAGAGGCCGGTCGGACGATGGCTGTCCTTTCCAACGCCAGCAAGTTCGGAGCGATGGGAGACATCGAGCGGCTGTCGAACCTCCCCGAGCTGCTCAAGAGATATGGTGTCAAGGAAGAGACGGTCGACGATATGCGAGCTGCCTACACGGCGCTGCCCAAGTCGGACATGAGGAAGCGGATGGCTCGCGGCCTTATGAAGAAGGGCCTCGATGTCTGGGCCGAGCTCTACATCAACTCGCTGCTGTCCAGCCCCGTCACCCACGGGGTCAACATTACATCGAACCTGATCTTCGGATTGTTCCAGCTTCCCGAGCGAGCCCTCGCCGGCGTCATCGGTGCGCTCCGCACCAACATCCTCCGAGGCTTCACCTCCTCCGATCGCGTCTTCATCAGTGAGAGCATGGCGATGATCCAATCCCTGCGGCAGGGGGTGTCCGATGCCATCGTCGCCTCGAGCCGGGGCCTGATTAAGGAAGAGGAAACCTTCGGCGCCTTCTCGAAGGTCGATGTCAGGGAGCGTAGGGCCATCAGCTCGGAGTTCCTCGGCCTCGACAAGAAGAGCCCTGTCGGCAAGGCCGTCGATATGATTGGGATCGCGACCAGGTTCATGGGATCGCGGCTGCTCCTGGCAGAGGATGAGTTCGCCAAGGGCATCGCCTTCCAGGCCGAGCTCTATGCTCAGGCCCAGCGTCGCATGAAGGTCTTAATCAATGACGGCATGGAACCAGACAAGGCAGCGGAGGAGGGTGCTCGCATCCTTGCCGGCAGAGATGCCGCCTCTGTTCGCACGGCCCAGGAGGGAGCCCAGCGGCTGACCTTCCAGGGTGACCTGGGCGCCTTCGCCAGCAAGTTCAGCGCCATCATGTCGCATCCAGCGGCCAAGATATTTGTTCCGTTCTACAAGACGCCGACCTGGATCCTGAAGGAGACGCTACAACGCACACCGCTCGGCCTTGTGCCAGGCTCTGGGTTCTGGACGGACTTCCGCGCCGGCGGCGCCAGCGCCGACCTGGCGATGTCCCGTCTGCTCATGGGCAGTTCGATATTTATGACGGTGGCCTATGCTGCCGCCGGCGGCGAGGGATCAGCCGTGATCCTCACCGGCTCTGGCCCTGAAGACCCAACAGCCAAAGCAGCCTGGCGCCGGCTCAAGCTCCAGAAACATTCGATCGCTTTCCGCAACGAGGACGGCACATACGAGAGCTTCGACTACTCTCGCCTGGCGCCGATCGCCGGCATCCTGGCGATGGCTGCTGACTATGCTAATTATTCCCAATATGAAGAAGACCCCGACGTCCTTGAGGCGCTCTACATTGCCGGCCCCCTGGCGCTGTACAACCAGATGAAAGAGCTGCCGATGGTGCAGGGACTGTTCTCGATCGTTGAGATACTGGGCTCGGAGTTCGAGGGCAGTCGTGAAAAGATGAAGCGCAGCTTCGAGCTCATCGCCAAGCAGCTCACCTCTGTCGCCCTAACGTCCCTGCCCCTGATGCCGACCGGCTCCTTGACCGCTACGGTCGAGCGGGTGCTCAACCCCAACGCATCGAACACCATGCCGGCGGGCAAGGAGATCGACGCCGGCATCCTGGGTCGTGGGTTCTACGAAGCCCTCAACAAGGCCAAGGCCAGGAACCCCTTCTTCTCCAACGACGTCTCGGCGAAGCTCAACCTCTGGGCCGAGACGATGAAGAGCTGCGAGAACGGCCTCTGGTGTTTTATCTCTCCGATCCGAGTGATCAGCAGCAAGCACCAGGTCGTGGATCAGGAGCTGGTCGCTCTCGGCCTGGGACTCAGGATGCCGAGGAAGACACAGCGTGGGGTCAAGCTCAACGCCGAGCAGTACAACGAGCTGATCATCGAGATGAACACCCTCCAGCACGGTGAGTTCACCATGATCGAGGAGCTTGAGTGGACGTTGAGCCAGGACTTCTATCAGCAATCCGAGGCCGGCGAGAAGATCGATTATCTCCGCTCGATCAAGGCCGGCTATCAGAAAGAGGCCGTCGATACGGTGTTCAGCAACGATAGCCGGCTCCAGGCCAAGGATGAGTTCAGGAAAGATGAGCTAAAAAGAACAGGCAAAGCCCATGGCAGACATACCCATCAATGCAGCTCACCGGCGGGTGCAGTATACCAGCGTGGGTTCGGTTGGCCCATACAGCTTCAGCTTCGCTATCCTCGACGAGGGCGATCTCGCGGTCTATGACGCGACTACGCTGAAAACGCTCACAACTCACTATACGGTTAGCATCACGCTGTCCACCGGCACGGGATCAATCACCTTCACCAGCGGCAACGCGCCAACCAGTGGCAACATCGTCACCATCATCTCCGACCAGGCCGTCGCCAGGACGACTGATTTCACCACTGCCGGCGATTACCGAGCCACCGCGATCAACGATGAGCTCGACCGGCTGACAATCATACAGCAGCAGCTCGAGAGCCTGGTGCGTCGAACCCCGCAGCTCGATGTGTTCTCGAATCGCGATGTCTCCGATTCGGGGGCTGGTCCCTTGGCCTTCCCCTACGGCTCGACGGCGGCGGCGGTTACCGCACAAGCTGACGCCTTCATTAAGTTTGATGCGCTCGGTACATCATTGGAAACATCCTCTACCGGCGCGGCTCAGAGTCTCGCTGGTGATGGGACAGTTTTACTTCCCTACTATTCTTACTCAGCGGACCCCAACAGCGGCCAATTTCGCGTGGGAGCCGATCAGCTAGGTTGGTCCGTAAATGGTGTTAAAGGGCTTGATTTATCTACGACTGGTTTAACCGTCACCGGAACACTGGCGGCTACTGCGATCACCGGCTCCGGTATCTTGTCTATCGACGCTACTACGGAATCCACTAGCGGCACCACCGGCTCTATTCACACTGATGGTGGCTTGGGCGTAGCCAAGAAACTGCATGTCGTGGGCGTTGCCACACACGGCGGGGATATTCTCTCTGATACAGACAGCACAGATTCTTTAGGATCGACAGGTGTTCGTTGGTTGAAATTATGGGTTGACAGTATCCAGACCACAGCCAACCTCGACGTTGCGGGTAATCTTGTGGTCACAGGAAATTTAACGATTAACGGGACCACGGTCACGAACGATGCGACCAACACAACAATTAAAGACCCCCTCATCGAATTAAATTCTGGCGCAGGATCAAACGCTAACGATCTTGGCCTGATAATGGAGCGTGGGAGTACGGGCGATAATATATTTATGGGCTGGGATGAATCCGGTGACTACTTCGCATTCGGAACCACGACAGCCACTGGTGCCTCAACTGGCAATATTGGTTATTCTTTCGGGGAGATCAGGGCATCTGGAGCTGTGTTCTCTGGAACCTCCAGTAATCTCGGTACTGTAACGACCGTTGACATAAACGGCGGCACGGTGGACGGCGCGGTGATCGGCGGGGCATCCGCCGCCGCTGTTACCGGCACAACGCTTACGGCCAATACTTCGATAACCCTGGCAACCGGCGGCGCGATGACCGGCGTCCTCGATAGCGACACCATGACGGGGGCCACAGCCGCTTTATTATCTTCGTCAGAAAGCATCAAGGCATATGTAGATAGTTCCTCAAAGGCCGCTGGCATCTCCATGACATGGGAGACTACCACCACTGATACCGATCAAGGTGTCGGGAAGGTTTGGGCCAATAATGGAACTTTGTCATCAGCCACGGTTTTATATTTCGATGACGTCGAACGAAACAGCGTCAGTATCAATGCGCTTATTGACAGCTTAGATGATCCGACTGCTACCAACTCCGCAACGATTTACATTCAAGAAGCTGGGTCTGCAACAGCGGGGGTACTCTTTAAGGTTTCGGGTGCGGTTACATCTGCTTCGACTTATTCGAAAATCGCGGTGACACATCAGGCGACGTTCGGCACTTTATCTGATGGCGATGTAGTTGGCGTAACCATTGCATTTTCTGGTGATGATGGTGAAGATGGTGAAGGTTCAGGCACAGTCACTCAGATAAATGCTGGGGCTGGGTTCTCATTTAGCGCCATCACAACCACTGGCACCATAGCAGTTGACGGAAATTTAGAAGACCTCGACGCTTTAGGGGTAGTGGCCTCTGACGGCCAAGTCATAGTCGGCACTGGTTCTGGGACCTATGCTTACGAGAGCGGAGCCACTCTACGTACATCAATCGGCGTTGCTATCGGCAGTGATGTCCAAGCCTATGATGCCGACACGCTCAAGGCTGACACAGATGACACCCTTTCGGGGGGCTTCCAGTACACAGCAGAAGCGTTAGGGGATACTGGTACATCTACACAAACTCTGGCTTACGCTAATGGCAACATCAAAACGATTACTAATGGTGGGGCACATACCCTGACACCCCAAACAGGGAGTGGTGTGATCGTGGTGCAGTATACGAATGCCTCTGATGCTGGTTCCATTACTACTTCTGGCTACGATATAGTAACGGGCGATGATTTCACAACCACAAATGGACATGACTTCATGGTTACCTCAACCGTTGTTGGTGCGTTCCAGCACCTTCATGTGACGGCGTTGCAATAATGTTTTTACTGTCTCCCGGTCAAACTTCTGTCGCGCCAGATATTCCCGGCTCACCGTTCGCGTGGTATCGCGCTGACACACTCGTTACGTCTGGAAGTTCTGTCACAACTTGGACTGATAAATCCGGCAACGGCAGACATCTTGTAGAGGGTACAGCCGCTACCCTGCTAACTGCCGATATTAACGGCCATGACGCTGTTGATTTCGACGGTACAAATGATATTTTACAACTTGGCAGTCAAACTCTCGCGCAAGACTTCCATGTGTTTTCGGTATTGAAATTTAATTCGCACGGAAACAACGATAGGCTATTATTTTTCGGGCAAACTGCAGACCTGTTTCTTAAAATGGGGACGGGCGGCCCTGACGGGGAAGTCCAATGGCAAGCCGACAGTACTAATAAGTTAGACTTTGGGACAAGTTATGCCCTCCTTGGTGCCGTTGCTGACGGGGGTTCTTCCTCATTGAAAAAGAACGAAGGCACCCCGGTCACAGTTAGCAACAATAGCAATGGTTTAACGGATATTTCTATCGGTGGTGGCGCTGCAACCGGCTTTAACGACATGACTTGTGCTGAAATGGCTATATATTCCACCGAGCAAACTAGCGGGGCGCTCACAGCTATCGAAAGCTATTTTGGCACTCGGTACGGATTATTCTAGGAGAATACGGATGGATATTTTAATCAAAACGGCTGACAGTTCAGAGGTTCAGCGGTGGGGTGTTTCCCCCGGCCATGTAAAGATACCCGGCAGCGGCAATAAAGTATTCCCCGGTGATGACCCTCGACCTATGGCTGTTGGCCCCGATCATTTCCTCGCAACTGCGACGGTGATCGAACCGGCCCTTGGTCCCGATCAAAAGCGCGGCCCCGAGACTGTCGATGTTGTCGGGCAAGCTGTCACTGTTACCAGAACCGCCGTCACTAAAACAGAAGAAGACATCCTCAATGACTGGAAGTCAGCGATGTCAGCAACGGATATGGATGTGTCCAGAGCCACAGAGGATATCTATGACGCGCTGGATGAAGATACTCAAGGGCGAGTTGTTCAGATTATGCGTAACAGAATAGTTGCCAAGAAAACTTTGCGTGGACAAAAACCATGATCAAGCGAGAAGATGATGCCAAACTCCATAAATGATATTTCGAGAATTTTGGGGAGGCTTGAGGCTGACGCAAGTGCGGCTAAAAATCAACGCACTGAAATATTTAAACAGCTTGACGATATTAAAACTAAACTCAGTTGTCTGCCTCAATTAGCAAAAACGGTTGATGGACATGGAGCCGCGATAGACGATTTTAAGCGCCTTAAAAACAAGTTCGCTGGAATCATGTTGGTTTTGACTATCATCGGCGGGGCCATCGGATCAGCCGGGATGTGGGCCGCAAAAAACTTCTTATCAAAATGAAATGTATTTTAGTCTTTTTATTATTTTTATTTGGGTGTTCCACCCTAAAGCCTGAAGTCGTCAACACAGCAACAATTAAAGTCAGCTCTGATCAGTGTGGTCTAACAACCATCATAAGAGAAGGGCTGCGGCGTCACGGCGAAAGAATAGTTTCAACAGCGACCATGCGTGTCACGCCAGCGGATACCGTGATCGTGACTATGTTTCGCAGTTCAAATGGCGATTGGACTATCATGCTGGATAGCCGCAATGGCATTAGCTGCATGGTCTTGTGGGGGAAACACTGGCAAGGAATGGGGCAAAAAAGTTGAAAACAGCCCTAGTTGGATTTATTGCTTTGATGATTTCTGGTTGTGGTCTTCCTGCGCCACTGTCATATCTGAATTACACGCGAATGACTTACGACACAAATCAGATCATCAAGAACGATACAACAACAATGGATACCGCTCTGGGTCTGATGACAGACATGGACTGCAAGGTTATCAATGCTCTGGAAGACAGGAAGGTGTGTGCCAGAAAGTTAGAAAAGAGATGAATACAATCACTTGGATGCTGACTGTTACAGCAATAATATGTGTACTCGTTCTAAGTAGATGGTAACGATTAGCTATGAACACTGGTCACAAATACCCCGCACCGCCACCGCTTGGCCGTACAAGTATTTCTTACCGCAGGAACTGGCTTGCCCTCGCACAGGAGAACTTGTGGTCGTTCATAAATTTGTTCGCGGTCTTGATCTATTGCGTAGCATGTATGGTAGCAGTCTGCATCTGGGGTCTGCTAACCGCTCCGATTACCACAACGCAATGGTTGGTGGCGCGCCTATGTCGCGGCACCGGCTCATCTTCGCCGACGCCGCCGACATCTCAACCATCGACAGGGACAGACACCTGATTAAACGACTGGCGAAGGAGCAAGGGTTCACCGGCTTCGGCCACTATCACACCTTCATCCATGTCGACATGGGAAGGCCAAGGGAATGGGGTAAGGAGAAATGGGATGCTTGATTTACTAGGAACAGTGATGACTGGGAGTTTTTCCGGCATAGTAGGCAGTCTCATAGGGAAGGCTTTCAGTTTTCTTGACGCATGGCAGGAGGAAAAGAAGGCGGGGGCGGATCACCAGCGGACGTTGGAGATGCTAAAATTGCAGGGCGAAATGAAGGCCGATGAGGCCGAGAACGAGATGCGGATCGCCAGCTACGGACATGATACCGGCATTGGCACCGCCTCGCTGTTTGTCATAAATATTTTGAGGTTGGTCAGGCCGGTTTTGACGTTTGCCCTGATTTTTCTCATGGGCCTTTTATATTTCCAGGCTGATGCCGGGGGCAAAGCTACCATCGAAGCCAGCGTTATTTTCATGGCTTCAAGCGCGACGCTTTGGTGGTTTGGGGATCGTGCGTTAAGGAAAAAAACATAGGAGGGAACGATGACTTGGAAGACAATCAGATCGAATATCAAGTTTGTCGCGAAATCGAAACCCGTTGCCGCTAGTATTCTGGTCGGCACAGGCGTCGTGGTGGGATGGTTTGTGGCGCAAATTTTTTGATCTTCAAAGCATTCATTATTGTGTGTGCAGTCGGTTTGGAATGCGAAATGTATTCACAGGTCAGAGACTACAGTAACCTAGATGTCTGCATGGCGGCGGCTGTTAAGCTGAGGAAGAAATTGAATGCCCAGATGCCATCCTCAAAATTAGTCACAGGCTGTGTCGTCCCAGCCTTTCCCAAGGCGAGGAAGCCGATCTTAATTGCACCATAAAGAAAAGGCCCCGCCGAAGCGGGGCCTGGTCGTCCCTGTTTCGCGGGCGCGAGGCTACACGATCGAGATCGATCGAGATTGACCTCGCAGTCGTCGGATGTAACCTCGCTCCTCGAGGCTGTTGACGTATCGATTGATGTTCGACACCGTCGTTCCCTTCTTCTCTGCCAGCTCTCGATGGCTTGGCGCGAAACCGTTCTTCTTGATGAAGGCCTTGATCATCTTCAGCGTCTCGCTCATGCCAGGCGAGAGGCCGACTTTCTTGGTGTTGTCATCCATCAGTCTTCTCCTTCTTGGCCTGGGCGCCTAGCTTCCTGTTCAGCTTCTTCCTCCAATCGATGAGCTTCTTCTTGCCGGCCGGTGGAAGAGCATCGAGGCCTTCCTTGTTCGCGGCCTCGAGGGCCTTGAGCTGCGTCATCTTCAGCCGGGACGCGATGCCGTCCCGATCGGCGTGGGCCTTGAGCTGCTTGAGGTACTCTTCGAACCACTGCTTCTTGTCGTCCATCGTGTACGTCTCGACGGTATCGTCGAACGGGATGTGAAGCAGCGGCCCCTGTGGTGCGTCAGGAGCGGCCTTCTTTTCCTTGGGTACGTCAGGTGTCTTGGCCCCATCAACGGCCACAGGCGCCTCACCAGGCCCCCCGTTTCCAGGGAAAAGACCGTCGAGATCATGTTTTGGTGGGGTAGCAGAGGGAATGGCGTCGATCTCGGCATCGGTCAGCCATCCCAGGCCGCAGATCGAGAGGGTCACCCGCCGCTTCGCTTTGGTCACGGCCTTTGCCATCGCGTTGGCCTTGGCCTCTCCTCTCAAGCCGGCGATGTTGACGGCGCCCATGTCCTCATCGATGCGGCCTGTCCGATCGGTGGCCCTGACCTCGACAACGTACAGCCCCTCGATGGTTTCCTTCGAGAGCACCTTGACCGACACGCCGTGCATCTTGCGGAGCTGATCGGCGGCGTCGCGTTTTGCATACAGGGTGAGCTTCCCGTTGAGCTCGATATAGTCGAAGGGCCTGGTCAGCGGGTTGAGGCCGACGCTTTCGCAGACCTGTTTGTAGTAGCTCACCCGATCCGCCGGCGCGAGCTTCGACAGATCACCTTGGATGACCACTTGCTCGAGGACGGCGCCGGCGCCCTCGATGGTGGCGAGTTGTTTGTCAGTCATTTTTTTTCTCCGTCAGGGTGAACCGGCGGCTGGTGCTCGCCGGCTTAACATCGGTAACCTTCGCAGCCTTCGCCACCTGGTCGGGCGTCAGCTCCTTGAGCTGGATCGATACCATCGCTGGCTTGGCTTTGGTTTCGGTCGTCGTCCAGTTGATCTTGTGATCAGGCAGCTCGAGCTTCTCGACGCCACCCATGACCTTGTTGATCTCGAGCTGGGCTCCTTCCTTCTGGGCCTTGGCATTTTTTTCCGAGGTTTTCGCTGCCTGGTAGGCTTCGGCCAGGTTGATGAGCTGGTCGCGATCGTTGTTGTCGAGGGTATCGTCGCCGGCCTCGGTCAGATCGTGGACGTCGGGCCGGCGATTGCCGGCGACGATCTTGTTCGCCTCGGTCGTCGTCAGGGGCGGATAGTCCGTATCGTTTTCCATGTGGTCCCAGAAGACATCGACGGCCTCGCAGATGGCCCTAATCATTCCGATGTGCCGGTGGAAAACAGAGATCGTCCAGTTACACGATACCCTATCCAACTGTGCGAGGATCGACCAATCGAAGCCGGTGCATTCCATATGACCCTGAAGCTGAAGCTGGTAGTTCAGCCCCTCGGGATCGTCTGGCTTGTAGGTAGGGGCCTTGAAGTCGATGTCGCCGTCGCCTTCGAGGTTATGGACGATGCCCTTGTGGTCGGTGATCTTGATGCCATCGAAGATAATGCCGTCGAGGCTGGCGACTAGGTTGCAGTGTTCTGATCTAAACCCCTCTGTCGCCGTCGCCACTTTGCAATGGAAATCGTCCTCGAACCAATCCCTGATGGCTGGCTCGAAGCGGTTACCGGCTTCCATGATCCGCGAGGATGGGAAGAGGTCGATCCCGTCGAGCGCGGCACGATGCCGCTGAAGAATATCGCCGGGGGTATTACCGAAGGGGATAAGGTATTCATCGTTGACCTTGACGATGCCCCCGAGTTCGGACGTTCCCGATTCGTATCCGGTCTTTGAGAATTTAGCCATAGAATGCTACTCCTATAAGAGAAATGAGAAGGATCGCGGCGGCGACATACACTGCCACCGCCAACGATCCGATGATAAAGCCAACTATGCTTCGCATCGTGCGATCACGTTGCTGACTTGTTGAGCTGACCAGGCACCACCTCGTGCCGTGTCTGCCCCTTTGCGCTGCGAGAGCTCGGAAGCGATCCCCCGCAGTGTCGTGATCCCGAGCGATCGGATGTGCTCGATGATCGGGTATACCTTCTTGGCCTGGCGCTGGGCTTTCGCCGTTCTGGCGACGGCGGCAGCTCGGCTGACCTTCTTGATGTTGCGCGATCCGAGGATCACGCCTCGAGCCTTCGCCGCAGCGAGAGCTGCGATCGTGCGCTCCGAGATCGTCGTGCGTTCGCGCTGACCGAGCACGGCATCGATGCCATACATCAGGTCGTCTCCGCCTGGGCGGTCAGCACAGACGATCTCGATGCCCATCTTCTTGAGCTGGAAGGCGTGAGCTGCGTCGCGGGTGAGGCGATCCTGTTTCGACGCGATCAGGGTCAGGCCCTCGGCCTTGCACCTGGCGATCGCCGCGAGGAGCTGCGGCCTGTCGTCGTGGGCGCCGCTCTCGATGTCGGTGAACGTCTCGACCAGGTCGCCGCCGGCGCCCTCGATGAAGCGACCGATCGCTGCCGCCTGGGCCTCGAGGCCGAGGCCGCTCTTGCCTTGCTCGCGGGTGCTGACCCGCTGATACGCGATGAAGTTGGTCATCCGTATATCTCCTTGTGAGCTGCGAGAAACTTATCTCGATAGGCGCGATGGCAGTCGAGCACCAGGTCATAATTTTCGGCGGCGTCGCCATCGATGCCTTGGGTGAAGATCGTGTTCTTCTTCGAGTGACCGTGCCACCTGATGGTGGCGCCGTTGCCGTAGTAGGCGACGGCCTGGGCTGCGATCGTATGGTCATGGGTGCAGCCCTGATATTTGCCGGCGGCGTCGAAAAACTTGTAGCCAGGTGAGTTGGTCATGTCTGTTCTCCCAGGTGCTTGAGGATGACGGCGTGAGCTTCAGTGACCAGGGCCTTGTGAGCCTCGGCGGAGACGGCGACGTAACCGTCGTAGCGGTGCGACATCACGCACCAGCCATCGAAGTCATCGTCGTCCAGGCTAGACAGGCAGTATGCCGGCCACTGGAAGTCGCCGCGCCCGACGACGATCAACGGCTCATCGTTTTCGCTGGGGTTGAAGCGCAAGGTGAAGTGGAGATCGTCGTCCGTTGTCTTGAGCTTCTGATCGACCTCGATCTTCCAGCCGTCGAGATACCAGTCCTCTTTGTCCACCATCGCCTCGCAAGTCTGGCACTCGACGGCGCACCAGGCGAAGTGGTAGACGATGTGATTGCCGCCGCACTTCGGGCAGAAAATCTCTTTGCCATTTTTGCCGGCTCTTGTGTGTTTGGTTACGTTGGTCATGCGATCTCTCCTGTGATCAGCGCCCAGACGGCGCGAGGGAACTTGTGATTGACGACGGCGTAGGGCTGGGGCTTCTTGCGATCGCCCTTCACCTTCGGCAAGAAGGAACTGCACCTCACCGTGACCCACTTGGGGCCGCGAGAGATGACATCGACAAACCTCATGCCGCTGCCGATGCGAGGTGCCTCATCCATGAGGTGGATACAAATGCGATCGGTCATGCCTGTATCTCCAGCTTGTAGGCCTTGGCGATCTTCGCCTTGAGCTCGGCCTGGTTGTTGGCCTTGATGATGCGGAACATATGATCGGCGGTCGGCCTGGTGTAGCGGAACCTCTCCTTGAGCAGCCGAGCCTGGACGGTGTTCGGTTTGCCGATCGTCGTGCCTGGGATGCGACCGCAGCCGTGCCATCCCATCGGCGACCAGCTCTTGCCGCCGGCGAAGATGACCTGGCCGTCCTGTCTGAAGACGATGCGTTTCTTGCCGTACATTATTTTACCCTCCATTTTTTTAGGAAGCGGCGGAGTTGCGCGGCGTCTTTCCGCCAGCACTCCTCTTCCTGGTTGTATTCATCCATCGCGATGTCGAGCCGGTTTTCCGCCTCGCCGATCAGATGGGCGTCGTCATACTTCTCGTTGACCTCATCGATGCTGCCGCTCTCGAGCTTCTGATCGAGGACATCGATGTCCTCAAACTGGTAGACCAGCTCGTTGACCTTGAACGCCGCCTTGACGATCGGGCGGATCGGGAGCCCAGCGGTCTTGCGCCGCAGCTCCCAATAGGCCGGCTGGTTGGGGGTGACGATGCTGGTCAAGACACCCTCCATGCGCGGCGGCTGTCGTTGATGGCTTCCATCTCGCGATCGAAGATGTCGGCGACCTGGGCGTACCTGGGATCGAGATCGATGCGGCACGTTGGGCGGTAGTGATTGTTCGCCTGGCGGAGGTTCCTCACCATCTCCTCGACCGAGCCCCAGCTCGTGAGCTCATCGAGCAGCTTGTCGTCGGGGCGCTGGGCATCGCGCAGCCGGTTGATGGCGCCGGCCTCTTCATCGGAGCAACGACCGCCGGCCTTGTCGGAGCATTCCAGGTGGCCGTGCTTGCAAGTCTCGAAGGTGTCGGCGTCCCACCAGACAGCCTGGTCGTCGTCGTCTTCGACCTTCACCTCGCCGGTCGCCTTCGCGATGACGGCTTCCACCTGTTTCACGACGGGAGCAGACCCCTCTGCATAGCCATCGATCATCGAGGCCGCAGCCTGGAGAGCAGCGAGCAGCTCCACGGCGTTCTCTTCGATCAGCGCGACGCGACGATACTCGGCGTTCTCGGCGTCCTGGTAGGCGTCCCATGCAGCGCGACAATCGGCGCGATCGGCGACGCCGGTGGCATCGGGGAGACGGTTGAGGTGGAGGGCGGCGCGAACAATGAAGTCCATGTCGGCGATGCTGCGGGCCTGGAAGGTATGGCCGACGAAGCGATCCTCAAACATCCGACCTTCACTGGTGCCATCACTGACGACCAGCTCATCGCCCAGGTCTTTGAAGCTCCAGTTGACGCCCCAGGTCGCCGTGAAGGCGCCGCGAAAAATGCCGTCCACGAAAACGTCGCGATCGTATTTGTCGTTGGTCATCTTGTCGGTCTTCTTGATCTCGATTTTATTGATGGTCATGTCTTGGTTTCCTTCAGCTCTTTTGAGCTCCTAAAAGGTGTCTGCCTCATCAGCACCGGGTGACGCCCGGTGGACCCCCGAAGGGGTTTCGGCTAGATGGCTCCGTAGCTTCCGGTGTCGCCCTCCTCGGGGGCATCGTAGTCGGGAGCGTTGGACGGATTGGCGGGCTGGTCCTTGTCCTTGCTCAATTCAACGCCGGTCTTCAGCTCGGCCCGGTTCAGGAGCCAGCGGGTGATCTTCAGGGGTGAGGCACTGGCCCGGCTGTTCTTGACGTAGCCGATCCAGTGGCCGTTGATCCTGTCCAGATTGCCGTCGTTGACGATGCTGTGGCGACCGTGGTTTCCACCCCAGAAGTCGATGACATTTTGGCGCAGGGTGGCCCCCATCTTCAGGCCGGTGATGCCCCGGCCATACTCGATGATCCTGAAGCTGGCGAGGGGTGGGTGGTTGAGTGTCGGTTTGGTCATCTTGATCTCCAGTCGTTTAAGGTGTCTGCCTCATCAGAGCCGGGTGACGCCCGGCTGACGGCCCGAAGGCCGTTTCGGCTAGTCGATGGCAATCCCGGTGTTCTCTTCGAGGGTCTTCTCGTTCATCATCATGGTGAAGCCGGTCTTCTTCTCGAGCTCGACATATCTCTTATAGAGCTCTGGGTTCGCCTTGGCGGCGACTTTGAGGTCGGCCTTGGAGCCCATGATGCAGAAGCAGCAGCTCAACCGACTCATGCCCAGGTCATATGCGAAGTGCCGGCGCTGACCAGAGGCCTCGATGATCTTCCAGACCTCGTCTTCGGTGAGGTCGAAGATCGGGAGGAAGTCGATGACCTGGCGGTTAGTCGTCTTGGTGTTGAACCGCTTGTTGATCTTCCAGGTGGCAAGCTTGGCGCGGTTGGCGCTTTCCTCGGCGCGGATGCCCATGCAGTTGATGGCGCGGTCCAGGCCCCGGCGCTTGAGCTCGGCTTTGATGAAGCTCTCGATCGGAGTGCGCTTGAGATCGGAGGTGCATTGACGGACGGACGGGCTCGGCCAGGGGCTGGTGGAACCCTCGAGCTTCTCATGGCGAGCTTCGACCATCGTCAGAAAATCTTTGTCGTTGCCGGCGGCGTCTTTGGCGGCGACGACGGCCAGGTCGTGATCGGTGTTTTCCCTGATGTGGCTTTTCAGATAGGCCCAATCGGCGACACGCAAATCGGCGTGGACGACGACGATCTGGTTTGCCGGCACCAGGGAAGTGATCACGGCGTACATCGCCTGGCTGTCTTTGCCACCGGAGTGGTTGATGACAAAGAGAGAGCCGGCATCGATCTCGGCCTGGATGAAGTCGGCCTGGTCGATTGTGGTCTGGGTGTGGATTACCTTTTTATCTGTCATTTTCATTGGTAGCCCTCCAGTGTTTGAACGGCGTCTTTGATGGCCTCATCGATGTCGTCGGCACAGGACAAGTCGGCGTGAGGAAAGGTGTAATTATCTGTCCTGTCGTCAAAGCTCCACGCCCCAGCCCTGCACTTGTGGTTTGAGATGCGGATGTCCAGCTCATCACCGGACCCATAGCAACGGTACTCGGCGTCCCAGTCGCCGATGGCGACCGCGATGTAGACGGTGCCGGTGCGGGCAACGCTGAGATTTGTGATTTTCAAGCCAGCGACTTCTGCCTTCTTCACAAATTTCTTTGTCACGGCCTTGAGGGTTACCCGCTTCCAGCACACAGGATTGATGTGATCATGGACGGTCATTAGGCGGCTTCCTTCTTGGCTGCGATGAACATCGGGATGATCGCCAGGCCGAGGATGCAGCCGGCGAAGGTGCCGATGGCGAAGCCGAGGTCGATGGGCAGTCCGCCCAGCAGATCGGAGACGGCGTTGCCGCAGCCGGCGCCGAGGACGGCGCCGATGCCGATGGTCTTGAAGGGGAGATACTTCTCGACCTCGAGGCCGGTGAAGGCGCCGACGATGAGAACGGCGTTGTCGATGATGCCGAAGATTGTTCCGTCGATGAAGGTGTCTGTGGTCATGTTTCGCTCCTTGCTCTCGGTTCATTCGCGGTTAAGACCTCTGGTCTTACACCCCATTGGCATGGTATGTCAAGACACCACACCAAAATAAATGAAAGTATCTTCAGATGCCCCTCCCTGAAAAAGCTCACAGAACGACGACCAGGTTGAGCAACGACCTGACCCAGGCCTTGAAGGAGCGAGCTGCCATCGAGCGACGATCGGTGACCTCGATCCTCGAGGAGGCCGGCTGGGATTTCATGGCGAAGAGGGGCCACCTGGCTGAACAGGAAAAGCGCATCGAGCGCCTGGTCGAAGCAGCTCGAGCGTGACCGGCGTCATCTGCGGCATCGATCCCGGCATCGCCGGCGGGATCGCCTTCCTCAACATCGCCAGCGCCGGGGGCCAGGCGATGTGGTCGGACGATCTTCCAACCTACCAAGAGAACGGCGTCGGCAAGCGGTGGCTCGACGGCACCGCGATCGGCGCCATGATCCAGAATATGAACCCAGACGTCGCGGTCGTCGAACGGGTCAGCTCCCGGCCAGGCCAGGGCCTGTCGAGCACCTTCCGCTTCGGTATGGCCTTCGGCGTCTGCATCGGATGCCTGACGGCGCTCCAGGTTCCCATCCATTTAATCACGCCAGGCAAGTGGAAGATCGACGTCGGTCTGCCGGCGCCGCCGGCGTATCTCACCAAGTCCCAGGCGGCGAGCTTTCGCAAGTCGGCAGCGATCGACCTGGCGAAGGAGCTCTACCCAGAGGCGGTCGCCGATTGGGCAAGGGTCAAGGATCACAATCGTGCCGAGGCAGCTTTGCTGGCACACTGGGGAGCGAGAAATGGCATCAGGGAGCTGCACAGTGTGTCAAGGTAGAGCGGAGATCATTCGACCTAAGAAGGTGACCAGGAAGATGATCTGCCGGCGGTGGTATGACGCCGATGATGTGCTCCGAGAGAACCTGGTCGAGGTGAAGACGCTGCACGGCGGCGCCGATGCCTGTCCGAAATGCGCTCGCCGAGCAGAAGAAGAGTGGAGGGAAACGCATGACAACTGAAAAGGTAATGGTCATAGAAGAAGAGCTCGCCAACCTCGTGCATCGGCTCGACCTGGCGGAGCACAACGACAGCCTCGGGATGGCGCCGACGATCAAGGCGTTGTACGGCCAGGTCGCAGATAAGAAGAGGGAGCTCGAAGCTGCCCAGGCGGAGGACGATGGGTGAGCGTCAAGCGGGTTAACAAGGCCTTGAAGTCATCTGCTGCCGGCGCCGATCGCCTGGCCCTGGTCGTGCTCGGTCACCTGGCCGATGGCGACGGCCTGGTCGAGTTCAGATACCGGGAGCTCGCCGAGCTGCTCAACGTCGCCAGGCGGAACTGCATCAAGACGATCGATCGGCTGATAGAAGATGAGCACCTCGAGCCGCTCGAGATCGGCGTCCAGCATTCGGGAAATAAGTACCGTCTCAGGAGTGACGCCGACGTCACCTCCAGGGGTGATGCCAGCGTCACCTCTGGGGCCGTCAGGAGTGACGCTCGCGTCACCTCTGAAAGCTCCAGGAGTGACGCCGACGTCACCTCTGAAGACGATCTATCACCCCAATCACGGGGGGAGGTAACAGAGTTAGCTATAGATAGCAAAGATACCCCCCTTAATCCCCCCGCAGCACAAAAGCGAAAACGGAAAACGGCTTTGCCAGAAACCTGGCAACCGAATGAGAAGGCAAACCAGATAGCAACCGAAGAAGGATATGACAATGTCGAAAAAGAAATCATCTTGGCCCAGTTCAAAGACCAAGCCGTCGCAAGCGGAAGACGACAAGTCGATTGGGACCGCGCTTTCTACACTTGGCTCCGATCGGGCATCACCCGATCCGACATCACCCAACGTCGTCGAGCTCAGAAACCTGTCCCTGGACAAGGACGCTCGCAGCTCGCTGAAGCCGGCGCTCGGTTCATGTCTCGAGCCTCGCCACAATCCTGATTGGGACACCATCGCCTTTCGCCTGACCGGCCAGGTCAAGAAGGCCGACCTCATCGAAGGGCGCCAGGTGATCCTCGATCACTGGCCGGCGCCAGATCGCCAGCTCATCGCCCAGGCCTTGCTCAAGCTCCGAGCCCTAACCGCATCCAGAAACACCGGCGACCTCGATCTCGACCTGACCCTCGAGGCATACGCCGAGAAGCTCGCCGAGTATCCAGCCGACGCCGTCGTCCAGGCGCTCAACGAAGCGCCAGATCAATCCACCTGGTTCCCGGCCTGGCACGAGCTCAAGATCAGGCTCGACTACCTCACCGAGAACAGACGTCTCATCCTCAACGCCATCGACCGCGAGCTCGCAAAGCTCGAGCCCAAGACATCGGTCGCCGGCCTCATCGAAGGAGCCATAAAACGATGACCAATAAGAAAGACCCCAGCTTCGGGAAAGCAGCCGGCGCTCCACCGTCCTGGTTCGCCCGTATCCCGACCGCCGCGATCCACGATATCCAGCTCACCCATGCACAACTCCGAGTGCTCTGTGCCATCTGCTGCTACGCTAACAATCAAGGCTTTGCCTGGCCCAACCAATCGACGATCATCGATGACATCGGCGTCAGCCAGAACACGATCGATCGAGCCCTGAAGAACCTCAAGAAGAAGAAGTACCTCACCATAGTCAGCCGGCACCGCAGCCATCCGAAGTGGAAGCACGTTATGGGCAACGTCTACCGCATCATGTTTGACGACCGCCTGGCGACCGATAAGCTCATCGACCAGATGAACAACGAGCTCGGTCCCGACGACATCGACACCAAGCCTGGCAAGCCGATGTCCGATGAAGGCCTTGGCCCCGACGATCCAGAAGAAGAGGGTAACCACACAGTGAAGGTCAGTCCCGAGCAGCTAGTTGAGGCAACCGAGGTGGCGCACTGGTATGAACGAGCTGCCGAGCAATCGCACGGCGTCCGATACCAGGCCGACACCCGCACGGTTGACCTGGTGCTTAAGCTCCTGATCGATGGCTGGTCGGTGACCGAGCTCAAGCTCGAGGCGACCAAGGTGCTGGCTCGGCAGCGAGCTGCTGGTCAGCCGGCGCCGCATCACCTGGCTCATGCGATGCGAGGCGTCAATCCATGAGACGACCGTCTGATGAGTGGACGGCGCGGCGCCTGGTGCGCTGGCCCGCCAGGTCGAACCGAAAGGGGCTGTTCCTGGGCCAAATAAAAAAAGAACGCGACAGCAAGAAGAACGGGCGCCTTGGGGGGGGGCGGTCGCGACCACATAGAGAGGGGTCTGACAAAACTATTTTTCAGATCGACATCAACGGCTATTTTCCATGCGGGAAGTGATATGAGCGAGGGGGGATTGAAGTTGGTGAGGGATTTTCGGGCCGAGGACGATGCGAAGAATATTATCGGCGCCAGGTGGAAATGCGAGGTACGGGAGCTCGGGGATTTTGGTGATATTGATTGGCTTCTGTACCGGGACAATCGAGTTGTTGCGATCGCGGAGTTCAAGCGGCTGTATCGTGAGAGCACGGCCTGGCCGAATGTGTATTTTAATGTGAAGAAGTGGTTGCCCCTGTATTTTGTTGGGGTTGGATTGAGGGTGCCAGCGTATTTCATTGTGCGGTTTGACGACAAGATTTGCTACGTTGATGTGCAGAACGTGGATGCGACCAGGCATGAGGTTAATGGTCGGGAGGATCGGGGCCGAGGCTCTGATTTGCAGCCGGCAATTTTAGTTCCAGTGAGTGACATGAAAAGTATTTAAGCCTGTAGGAGGGTGATGATGGAAGTGGTGATGCAGTTCGACAAGAATGAGCCGATCGTGGCGATGATCGAGTTCAAGGGGATGGTGATCCTGGCGACGACCAGGCGGCTGTTCTGCACCGATAAGAATTTGAATTTTAACCCAGTGACACTGGTGGAGGAAAAGGATGGCTGATCGATACGAATTGAAGACGGCGAGGACGGGCCGGGACGGGAAGACGTACTGGACGAGGATCGGCGTGATGTTCCCGATGAAGGACAAGGACGGGTACAGCCTGATCCTTGAGGCCTTGCCGATCCCGACCTTGAGCCAGCAGGGCGACCTCGAGGTGCGGATTTCGGCCTGGCCCCCGTATGAGAAGGACGCCAACGGCCTGGCGAAGCAGCAGGGGAATCCCCAGGCGCCACTACCGCCGGTGGATGACGAGGAAACCCTCGATGACAAGATACCGTTCTGACCGATGAGAAAGCCTAAGATCATCCGAGAACCCATCCAGAAGTTCGGCGGCATCAAGGCGCTGCGGAACCGGCTGCACGGTCGGTCGAAGGTGATCGAGCAGAACAAGGAAGCGATCGCCGCCGAGCTGGTGTCGATGGCGATGGTCAACCTGACCGACATCATTTCGTGGGATGACCATGGCAATGTGACGGTCAAGCCGTCATCGGAGATCAGTTATGAAGCAATCAGAGCCATCAAGAAAATCCGCATCTCTACCAGGCACTTCAAGGAGGGTGAGAGCGAGACGATCCTCGACATCGAGCTCTACGACAAAGTCAGGGTTCTTCAGATACTGGCTAAAGCGGCTGGGCTCTTGGAACCGCCGCCGCCAGATACAAACACTCCTTCGGTGGTGGGTATCACGATGAAAGGGCCTGATATAATCGATGTCGAAGTCGCCGATAAAACTGATTGAGGAATGGTGCGAAGCCCAGGCCGCATACGATCGGGAAAACTTCCCAGGCGGGATGCCAAAATATGCGACCGCCAGGCGGCTCTACCTCGCCGGCAGGGAGCTGTACGAGCTCACCGGCATCGAGGCGGCGCCAGGCCGGTACGCCGCCGGCAACAAATGGTGGCTCGATCCACCTGACAGAGTGAAGGGATTGATAGATGGCTGAAGACCAGCTTGCCGCCATGAACCTCGACTTCTCGAAGGCCGCGACGGTCTGGAAGATGCTCGGATCGGATGCCTTTGTCAGGGGCCTGGTCGGGCCGGTCGGATCGGGCAAGAGCTATGCTTGTGCCGCCGAGATCATGCTGCGAGCGGT